CATAATCATCAGGGTATTTTGTATCATATGGGGTAAATCCTAAGCATTCAGCTTGTCCTTTATCTACACCATAATACTCATCTAAGCCTTCTTTAATTGCCTCAAAAGATGAAGCAGATAAAATAGGCTTATACTCATTTATAGCTATGTATGTTACTTTTACTCTTGTTGCCATAGGTTTTGTATTTTAATAAGTTGCACTTTAGAGCAACTTTTGGAAGTAAAGTTTGTCGCTACCCCCGTAAGAATATTCTGGTAAGTAAAGCTTGAACCGACAATCTATAAGGTTATTAGCTGAAGGGAAGTTGTCTAAGGTTGTGTATGTAATAGCTATATGGCAAAAAGTAGAAGCTGCCTTTAGCCTTGTTTTAATCATTCGCCTTTGTATGCCCTGCCCTCTATAATCTTTATGTACCCACGCTCTATTAAATATGCAAATGCCCTTAGAATAAATTGAGCCGCAATAAGCTACAATACGGCTCATATCGTCAAGCATAACCCACCATTCACGATTGAACTGGAACTCGTCAGCGCAACCCTTAAAGTTTGGGTTGGTGTAATCTAATTCCCTGAGTTGCTCGTAGGTATCTCGGTCTAATATATTGCCGAAGCTAAATATCTTCTTGAGGCGCATTGTGTATCTGTTCAAGTTTGGTTAAATATAAAATAGCATCTTGCAGCTCTTCCTTTAGATGCGTTATCCATTGACCGGTGTTTAGATCACTTCTGTCCATTGTAGTTCCGTATTTTGATTTCCCTACAAGTTCACGCCTACGCATATCTTCTATAACTGCTGCTAATATTTTACTATCCATTTATTTGTCGGTTTTGCTATGTATCTTAAAACAAGTTTTGCACTTGTATTGTATTTTCTTTACACCAGTTGCGGTTGTTCTACGAAGTGAAATAATTAAGTCATCGCTTCCGCATTCAGGGCAAGAGCCTCTGTCTTGTCCGAATATAACTCCGTAATGTGTTTTAGGTTCGATGTGGTTTTTAAGGGCGTTGAATACCTGCTCTAATAAAACAACATCTTTTTGGCAGTACTTAATCATTTTAGCCATAGCTACTTTGTCCTTATGCAGAACAATGTCCTTCCATAAACTATATTCTGTTTTGATCTTAGTGCCAATTCCTAAGTAATCAGCTATGTAATTAAGCTTGTTGCTATTAAATCTAAACTTAGACCTCGCTACCTTTAGCGTGTCGATTGTAACGTACTTAGGAAACATCTCTATGCCGTGAAACAAGCAGCGTGTTCTTATCCAGGCTAAGTCAAACTTGTCGCCATTATGTCCTATAAGTTCCGAAGCAGTATTGGCTACCTCTACAAAACTTTGTAGCATCTTTTTATCGTTCTGTTTGCTATCCCATTGTAAAAAGTAAACTTCTTTCTCATCTTCCCACTTGTAGCAGATGCAAATTATAGCACGTTCTTTAATGATGCTTTCGGTAGAGATGTTTAATTTAAATCCAGAAGTCCAAAAAAAACCGATGTTGGGACTTACCTCGATATCGAAGTATAAACGTTTGCGTTTTGATTTTAGCATTGTTTATTTTTGGCTGAATTTATCTATTGTAGTAGTACCCATTGCAGCTATGCAAATAACCATTACGGCATCTACAAGTTTATCCGAAGGGGCAATCTCTTGATGCGTGAAGCTATTAGCTAATAAGGTAACACAGATAAATAAAGCCGATAGTAAAGCAATAACTCGCTTTGTAGACACGCTACCTCTTTCGTCTGATAATAAATTGGCTAACCATTTCATATTTTATATTTAAGGTGTGAAGTATAATTTTGACTCAGATGCTCTACGCTTTGTAAGACCTGCAAGAACTTTGCCACCTGCTTTATCCCACTTAGCAAACTCTAAAGCTATTGAAGGGTCATTAGGGTTAGCGTTTACCTTCTTTAGTAAAGTAGAACTCTTTAGGTTTCCGATACCTGCGTTATAGGCAAAGCTTGTAATTGCAGCAAACTGATTAGGAGTAACTACGCTTTTGATTAAAGGCTTAACCTTATCAGCGAAGTCCTTAGCTATGATTTCAAACAATTCATTTGCTCGTTCTTGGCTAATCTTATCTCCTGGCTTTACAGGTCTGCCGTCTTCAAAAAAAGTGTTACCATAGCCAATAGTATCTTTTGCAGCACTGCACTTGTAAGCTACTAATTTGCAGCCCTCGAATAATTTAATAAGGTCTTTGCCTTTGTCGTTTAATTGCATTTTATTTAAGTTTTATTTTTGACCTTCTTGTGTTGCGTATTTAATACCCATAATAGTTCCTACAATAGAAAAAGCATTTGTCAGTAATACGCTAAACATATTACTCCAAGTAGAACCAATTATTTGTGTATCTTTTCCCGTTATCATTGCCAACCAATATAAAATAGTTGTTACAACCCCAACTCCAATAATAACAGATAACGCAACTTTAACAATAGTTTTTATAAGTTCGCTTTGGCTTTTCTTAATTAAGACATCTAAATCATTTAAAGCAGCGTTCTTTTCTATTTCTATTGCGTTTTTTAGTTGCTGCGATTTGTCTAACTCAATTTGCAAATCTTTTGATAAAGCATCTATTTTGTTTTTGCTATTGACTGTTTCTGTAATATCAGTAGCAATCTTCATTATCTTGGTAATGCTATTGCTTTCGTCTATGATAGGGTTATATGTTGCTTGTAAGTAAATAGGACTCCCGTCCATTTTCCTTCTCTCAAACTCGCCTTCGAAAAATTTGCCGCTTCTTAATGTTTCCCAAAACTTCTTATATTCTTCTGATTTCGAATAATGATAATCAATAAAAATACTATGATGCTTTCCTATTAGCTGCTTATGGTCTTCGTCTTGATACCCCATTGCCGATAAGAAAATAGAGTTCATACCTAATATGTAGCCTTCAAGGTCAAAATAAATAATAGCATTGCTTTTGTTGATAGCTTCAAGCCTACTTAATAACTCTTCTTTAGATAGGTTTTTCATTATGTTTAAGTTTACAAATAACCTATTCTAAGTGTTATTTCCTTTTCCAAAAGAATAAGATTAGCGTTATTATCAATATAAGCCCAATTAGAGCCTTATAAAATTCGCTAAAGGACTTATCCTTAGTTTTAGTTATCTTCGAAATTTGGGTACTTTCTGTGCGATTGAGAGCCATTGAGTCAGTCTTGGTCTGCTTACTATCTGTCTGCTTCTCTTTTGTGCCTCTTGTGTAGGTTTCTGTGTACTTAGGAACTGTAATCATACTATCCTTAGTAACCCACAAAGTATCGTAGTAAGTAATGGTCTTGGTAAAATACTCTTCCTTTTCTACTATTTTAGTTACGCTATCTAAAACGATAATGCGCACCGAGTCAAAGGTCTTCACAACTGTGCTATCTAAACGCTCCGATGCCTTCTTTACAGAAGCACACGAAGTAAGTAATAAGGCTAAAAGAATTAATCTCATTTAAGTTTCTTAGTCATTTTGTAGTAATAGCGGATAGCCATACCGCCAGAAACAATAGCCACCAAACTTGCAATCAATGTGAATAGTGGTTGAATACTCGTAATGCTTAATGTAGCACTTACTATGGATACGATTGTTGATTGGTCTGCTTGGTTGTTATTTGCCATTATAGTTCTTCTTCTTCTTGTTTGTTAAATTCTATGCCAGTAGTCCAATCTTCTAAGAATGTGAAATTCTCTAAGCCTTGTGGATTGACTACGTTAATTATTTGAAAATCAAATTCTTTATCATTTAGCGCATCAATATCTTTAGTTAGCTTCTTGATGCCTTCTTTGTTAAACTTGTAATCGCCTTTCTCGTTAAGGATTAAAATACCTTTTTCGTCTACTGAAGCGTTATCTAAGCGAAGTTCCTCAAGTTGTGAGTTGTAATCTTCGTGGTACTTTTTAACCTTCTCATAAACTTTTACAAGCTTCTTAGCTACTTTTGTTTCTTGGTTTTCAATTACTGCATTAATGTTCTGCACTAATTGTTTGAGTTGTTTGTACTTCATAGTTTGTTTTTGTTTGTAAAGATAATTGTGGATTGCTAAACGGCAAAGGTAAATTTACGATTGGTGGGTTTTTAAGGTTCTCAATCTGAGTAGCTAAGTTTAAGTCCATAGCTTCTACGTTGTTACCTGCAACTAACCACTCGCATACTTGCTCGTAAGTTAAATCTTCGTAAGCAGTAAAGTCGGTTTCCGAAGGAGTAGCACAAGCCATTGCTCCGTAAACTTCTGCGGTGTATTCTCCGTCTTTTCCTTCGTATCTCCAATGTACTGTTTTTACTACATCGGTTAAACCATCTTCGCTTGGTGCGGTGTCCATTTGGCTAATAAGCCATTTTGTTTCTAATGCCATTTTTATTTTATTTTAAGGTGTTCCTTGTAATGCAGGGATTGAATAAATTTGTCCATTAATTTCTATGTAAATAACTCCTGTGGCAGTTCCAGTTCCACCTGCTGCATAGCTTCCAAGTTTCCAAGGTTGTGCGCTACCAGAACTTGGTGCGGTTGTTTGTATTGCACCTGCCTTGCTTACGCTAAACTGAGAAACGCTACCTACTTTTAAATTCAATAATTTAGAAGATGCGCCACTTGCCGTGTTAGTTACGTTTAGAAATATACCATCAGGGTTGCCTGTTGTGTTCCAAGTTGTATCAAGGTATAATGCACTTGCATTAGATGAAGATGAAACTACTTGACCTGAACCATCAAAGTAAGAAAAGCTACTTGAAGGCAATACTGTATTATATTGACCTGTGATTGCAACACTTCCTGCTACTTGTAGTTTTCCTAAAAAGCCCTCTGTTGTTGTTCCAATTAATACTGCTCCCCCACTTGTTATGCGCATACGTTCGGAATTATTAACTCCAAAAACTAAATAATCTCCATTATGAGCATAACTTAAATATCCATTATCTGCACCCGTATCTCCAAAATATAATTCACTAAACCCAGTAGTTGTAGTTGATTTTAAAGTCATTTGTGGATTAACCGCTGAAACTTCTAATAATCTTGTTGGAGCAGTAGTACCTATACCTATGTTAGCATTCCCTGCAACCCATAAATTCCCATTAACCATTAATGGTTGGAAATTAGTTCCGTCATACGCTTGAATATAGTTATATGCTGAACCGCTTGTGTAACCAATAGTTACTTGTCTTGAATTGGTAGTATTGGTCATAATAAATCCTACCCCACTTGCACCACCACTTGCCGTTACACTACTTGAGAATGTAGCTGCTCCTGTAGAGGCTATTGTAAGAGCCGTTGTTAATGAAGATGCACCATTAACTCTTACGTTTAAACTGTGGCTAACATCTAAATAACTTGCAGAACTGTCAGTTACAAAATCAAAATACCTTCCTGAAGATATATTTTGAACCCTTAAATTTCCACTAAACCTTCCTGTGCCTGTTACATCAAGTTTATAAGTATCATTAGTGTTTCCTATTGATAAATTTCCTGAAGCGTTTAACGTCATTGCTTGGGTAAAGGATATAGCGTTACCTGCCGTTCCTGTTCCTGCTATGCGCCACCCGTGAACGCCATCGTTAATTTGGTACATTGCAGCGTTTCCATTTGCTATATACGAGTTACCACTTGCACCATAATAAACATTTTGTCCAAAATTTATTACTGTACTTGTTGCTCCAATTGAACCTTGTGTTCCTATCTGAAAACCAGTATAATCAACCCACGCACTCGGTGTAACTCCTAATCCTAAATTGCCTGAAGCGTCAAGAGTCATTCTATTAATGACATTAGTTCTAAATATTAATGGAGTAGCATCTCTTGTTCCTATTAATGCTGAAGAACCTGTATTTTCAATACTTAATTTACCTGTATTACCAACCCCATTTCCAACTTGTAAATAACCAATTGTTCCTGTTATTATCGCCTCTCTACCAATATATATACTTGAACCATCATCTTGTATCGCACTATTCCCTATCGTACTTGCACCTGTAAATTTAGGTAGGTAGTTAGTAGTACCTGTTCCCGTTACTGGATTGGTTAAAGCGTTTTGCTTGTTGTTAAACGTAGTCCAATCGGTGCTTGATAATAAACCTTGTTGAGAACCACTTGCAGTTGCAATAGCTAAAGTAATAGTTCCATTTGTTGTAATAGGTGTTGAGCCAATAGTTACTCCGCTTGTTGCAGAAGATAAGCCTACACTTGTAACTGTACCTACACTCCAAGACCTATTTGCACTTAAATCATAAGCCGTTCCGTTAATAGTTAAAGTTCTACTTGTTGGAACATATCCGCTTAAATCGGGTGCGTATTGTGGTACGTTTAAAACACCCGTTGTGCTATTGTATGTCGCTGCTCCGCTTGTTCCTGTTGTTGTTAAGCTGATTGCTGCACGGGCATTGGCATCTGTATATTGCGTAATAGTAGAAGCAATTACTCCCGTTGTGTTATTATAGCTAATCCCTGCACCTGCACTTAAAGCCGTTAAAGGAATATAAGCATTAGGGTTAGAAGCTAAATAGTAAGTGCTATTATCGTAGCTGATAGTTGTTCCGCTAATTTTTACAAAGCCTGTTCCGTTTAATGCTGCTTGTTTACCATTAAAAGTATTCCAATCAGTTGAGCTTAAAAAACCATTTGTTGATGTATTAGCTTGGCTAATTGAAAAAGCACCTGTTCCATTATTGTATGATAAAGGACTTGATGCGCTTAAAGAACCTAAAGTAATATAGTTAGCTCCGTTAGTTAATTGGTTTGTATTCGTAGGGATAGTAATAACACCCGTTGTAGAATTGTAAGCACCGCTACCTGCCGTAAAACTTAATGCTGCACGGCTACGAGCATCGGTGTAATATAAATTAGTACCTTCTGCTATGTTTGTTGTAGTACCTGCTACCTTAGTCCATAAACTTGTTGCGGTCTTGTATTGTAAAATATCGTTGTTGTCTGGACTTTGTGCAGCTACGTTATGTAGTTCATCCATTTCGTAGCCGTTTTGTATTTTAACTTCAATTACCCCTTGTGTCGGGTGCGCCCTTACTACAATACCAACATAAACTAAGTGCTGAGGTGCGTAAGGTTTTGTACTTGTAAAAGTACCTGCCGTTGTAGGACTTAAATAAAGTTGAGTACCTTCTGTATATGCTTGAGTGTCTAAATCGCTTATGCGACCTGCAACCACTACATATCCGTTGTTATTATTTGTAATATCGTTTCGTACTATGCCATAAGTTTGTGCGCTTGTACTATCGCTCGTTGCAAGAGCCTTAGTAATCGTTGGCAAGTTACCTTGACCGCCATTGATATATACAATCGTTCCCTTTGTTAAAGTCGCACCTGTTTTATTGTAAACTTCAGTTATTAAGTTTTGTGCTTCATTAATTACTCCAGGGAATGTAACTAAGTTACCTGCTCCGTTTATGTATTGAGTGCTATTACCTGCAAAGCCTATGTTAATAGTTCCGCTTGTAGTTACAGGACTTCCCGTAATTGCTAAAGCATCTCCGCTTCTTGATACCGCTACACTTGTAACTGTACCCACCGCACCGCTTGAACGCTGCCAGATAGTACCGCTATAAATCACATAATCGCCCACCGCAAAAGTAATAGGACCTGCGCCAAAGTTTACTGTTCCTGCTACGTTACAAATATAAACATCGCCCGTGTCGCCCGTTCCGTTTGCAAGTGTTGGCGTGTTAGTAGATGCGTTCCAAGTTCCCTTGTATTCCATAATAGAACTCGGTAATTGACTAATAGGCACTTTACCTTGACTATCCAAAGAAGCATAACCATTAGCATTGCCCTTCTCACTTCTTAATTGATAAGTATCTAATAAAGCTTGTGAAGGGAACACTTCTACATAAGCCGAGCCACTCCATAAATAAAGTTTCTGCGTGTCTTTAGCACAATAGATTACATTAATATCGCCAACCGCAGGAAACCCTGCAAGGTTAGTATAAAACGAAACCGCACCGCTAAATATCGCCCCTAATTGAGCAAGTGTAATCTTCTTACTTACTCCTGTTGTCGGGTCGCCTATAATAGTTAAATCGGTACTAACTGGTGCTAACTCGGTCGCTAATTGGTTAATTTTTTTTCCTATCATCTTAGTATGTATAAATAGAAGGCACTTGGCATCTATCGTTTAAGTAAGGTAATTCCATTGTAATGTCTATCTTAACTCCTGCAAGATAGTCAGGGTCGCTCTCGGTAAAGTAAGTCAAAGGAGCGGTGTCGCCAATATCCCAAATAGCTTTAGGATAACGTAACTGAGCCACTATGTCTTGACCTACTAAAGTCATATCGCTAAGAACTTCGGTTTCGTTTGTTTCTTCCATTAACATTCTGTCCATAAAATAAAGGCTAAAATTATAGGTAATATTTTTAGCGTTTATAGTTGCACCCGTTAAAGTGTAGAACATAGCAGGGTAAGTAACCTCGCCATTGCTTAAACGTTCCCACACATCGCCGAA